TCGAATTGAGTATCATAGTCAACATATTGTAATAAGTCAAGCTCTTTTGGTAAAGAACCAGGTGTAGATATAATGTTACTTTGAGCGAGGTTTGGTAGCTTTAAGAAGCAGAATTTAATCTTCTCTCCTTCCCCTATAGCTTCGTATTTATTCAGCAAGTTGCTTTGCTTAAGCATGTTGTTGTATATTAATGCTCCACGCACATGGATTGGGGTCGACTTGCGGTAGATTGTATGAGGATCAGCATAAGTTGTTAGTCCGCGGACAGTTCTAGGAAAAGCAATTTGGTCAAATGGTAATTGTTGAAATTCTTCTCGGACGTCCGCAATAAATCTAATCAACTCTTTATTGTCTGATGTCATAATCAGCTTAAGAGCTTTCTTAATGTTATCCCGACATGCAGAAGGAGTCGATGACCGTACGGCCTCAATCCCCGACAACTTTAATTTAGCTTCGTTATATTGTACACCCTCATTATTATACACATTAAGGATATAACGTTTCTTAGCAGTCCAAATACCTTTGTCAGCAATTGCTTCCCGCTTCATTACCATTTTCTGGTCGTAGGCGTTTACATAGTGTGCTAACTCTTGGTAAGACTTGTCAATAAACGGTTCAAATACCTTCGCACATACCGTATCAAGATACTTGACAATCTGGTCTGTGGTTTTACCTTCACAAGTTTGATTAACAAGCTCACCAAGATTGAGATACATCGAATCTGTATCACACGCAATGACATAATCTACTCCATTAGTTTTAAGTTGTTTATTAAGGTATACGTTAATCTTTCGTTCCATCCAACGAATTGATAACTGACCAGATTTAGTAATTGATTCTGCAAGGTCTCTATTAAACCATCTAAAGTAGATATTCGATAAAGCACCATAAGCTGAGTTAAGTTGAATCTTTTTAGCTAATTGCATATTATGACAACGTGCAATTTCTTTTTCTATCTCGTACGACTTATTCTTCTCATAGGCTTGCTTTGCAGCCAACATTTGATTCTTGAATTTAACACGATCGTCGTACATCTTTTGCATTAGCGTTGGTAGGAACCCTTGATAATCTCTATCAAATAGACATCCAGAAGCAGCAACTGTTTGATTGCGTGTAACAAGATCGTTTCGAATCATATGATTAGGAGCAGTAAGAATACCGTCTAACATACTATCGATACTGATACCTTCTATCTGACCTGCATAAGTTTCAGGTGAGATATTATATTGCATAATCAAATGAGGGTATAAGCTATTCAAGTCAAACGACACGACCCAATCATGCATACCAACTTGTGGGTCTTTTACATATGCTCCTACAATTTGAGAATCCTTAGATCCTTTTTCCACAATTGGAACCACCGTTCCAAGAGACAGTAAGTAGTTGTGGATAATAATATCCCACATACGTACTGACGTGAAAGCATCGCTATAGTTACATTTACCATCATACGCAATTGCATAGATCTGTTCTATGAACTTTAGCTTGTCCTCTAACATATCTACTAATTCAACGTCTCGGATGTTATAATTGATGTAGTTCTGAAAGTCGCCTTCATAGAATTCAGCCAACGTTTCAAACCCAAGCTCCGTGTAATCCAATTTACGTTGACCAAGTTCAACAAACGCAATATGATCTAGCTTAAAGCTCTCCTGCATAGCAAAAGAAAACTTTCGATAAGCCTGCAAATAGTCAATAATATTAACACCAACGGGAGTAAAGATTGTATACTCTCTTCCCATTAGTTCAATTGTACGTTGATCGAGAATGCCCCATGGTGATAAACGTTTAGCAGATTGTTCGCCCATGGTTCTTCGAATACGATTGACAAGATATGGGATATCAAAGAATTCAATATTCCAACCAGTCACAACGTCTGGATCTAGATGTTTGGATTGCCAAGCGGTAAGGAATTTGTTAAGGAGATCGTGCTCATCCTTACAATGCACATACGTCACTTTATCAGATTCAGGAGTGTATTCTTTTAAACCAAATACAACAGATAGTCCCTTCTTCCGAAGTGTGATAGCAGTAACCATTCGATCGGCTGATTCAATGTCAGGGAACCCTCCCTCCGAATCAACCTCGATATCAAGCGATACTAAGCTAATTAACTTAGGATCATAATCAATATCATTTGGATAATTATCGTTGATGAAAGTATAGACAAAACTGTCAAGACCATATAATGGTTTGCCATCCACTCCTCTATATTTCTTAATATGTTCTCTAGCATCATATACACTGTCAAACTCACGTTTGTATACAGGCTCTCCCTTGATTGTTTTAAATGGAGTTTCTACACCCTGCTCGCGGTATACGCGGTTAGGTTCAAAAAGATATGGTTCATAGCGAACCTGCTTTTGAATTCGTTTACCATCTTCATACCCTCTCAATAAAATATCTGCTTTATGTAAGTGTACGTTCGTATAAAAGTTCAAATTATTTCATTCCGCAAGAATTATCATAGCACTTGTGGTGACCAAGCTGTTCGCGTGTTAATCCACAACGGATGCATTTATCAGCTTCTTGTTTTTTAGTATGCTCCGCTACCTCTGGATCTTCCGTTGCATCTCCTGATTCGCTATAGTGAGATCCAAAAGTTGTTTCTTCGGGTAGGAATGGCCAATGCATTGACTCTTTATACTCAGCCGTACCGTCTGCATCATCAACAAAATCAAGATAACCATCATATACAAATCCAGCTCCCTTTAGAAAACGCTCAAATGCTTCGACAACGTTCCTTAAGGATTCTTCCTGTACTTCTAATGTTATCTTACTACCATCCGGTTGACCGGTCATACCGACGTATTCACATGTAAATGTATACTTACTCATTATCTACTTTCTCTCCATCTTTAGTAAAAAATGTTTTCATCTTATGATCATTATTCCACTTTCGTGCATAATCATTGTCAGCATCACAAAGTTGCAAAGCCTCTTCCAAAGAGATAGTTCTGTGGGATGTAATTGTTTCCCCGAGGTGTTCTTGGGAGAACTCCTTTGCTTCATCCATTGTTACAGTATCAAGAGCCCATAAAGCTTTGCCCTTAGGAACTTCACACATATAACGATGTCGGAACAGTTGTACCGTCTCTACCAATACCCATTCTTTTTTATTGCTTCGCTCAATCTTTTTCATAGTCCACGATCCGTCTTTATTATCAATCCACTCTATATCATCACCAACACTCCAACCAGCAGCAGCCATTAAGTCATCTGGCAATTCAATAATGTGATCATCAGTTTCTTCATCATGCTTTACATCAAGTGTCCAATTACTCTTACTCATTACCATCTCCCATCATCAATCCAGACCGATACCTTCACGAATAAAAACTTAAAAGTCCAACGCATATCGCGCTCACCCATCTCACTCTTATGTCGAGTCCAATGAGGTAGCACCCACCAATGGAGAGGATTGAGATGAATTGTAATTACGGCACCTGAGTACCGTATCCAGTTGTATAAGGATACATCATTAATCATTAGACTTCAACAATCTTTAGTTTAAATGTATCGGCAATAGCTTCGTAACCATAATACCCACGTGGATTGCAAACCACGCGTGTTGTCCCAACCATATAATCAAACATATCATGAGTGTGGCCATGAGTCCATACTTTAATCTGACGATTTTCTAAAATTAATGAAGACAAATCCGAATGGTATCCCCCATTCATTTCTCGATCATCTGCATACTTTGGATGACAGCTTGTAAACGAAGGGGTATGGTGTGTGCATACTACTGTTTTTTGAATAGGGTTCTTAGCCAACGTCTTTTTCAAAAACGCTAAGAACTTTTTGTGATCGTCCAGAGCATGTTCTGGACTAAACAAAGAAGGACGTTTCTTTACTTTATAACCAATAATATCTCGCGCATTACTTTTAACGCTATAATCATCACGATCAAGAGCGTCTTTATCTTTATACAGAGGAACCCGATACCCGACCATATCACCACTATTATTAACACAACGAAAATCGCTCATTCGGGTTTCAATGTTGACCATGGTAAGTGGATCTTCTTTATTGAAGTCGGTCCACATTGTTCCGCCAATAAAAAGAACATCCTCAATTTCTGTTGATTCTTTTTCTAAAAAATGAATGTTATCAAATTCGTAGATAAGAGAAAAAAGGAGGCCTGGTGTGTGTTTAAAATCCCCATTATAATGCTCATGGTTACCCATTAAATAGATAACATTTTTATAATTATCACTACACATTTGGAAAAACTTACGGTGGGCTTCAAATCCTTTGCCATAGGTGGCATTCGATTTGATATGACTAGCAACAAGGATGTCCCCGCCTAAGATGAGAACATCAGCTTGTTCGTGATTTTGAAAAATAGAAACGTCCGGTTTGAAGAGATCAAACTCAAGATGAAGGTCACTACATACTGCAATTTTCATAATATAAATCCAATTATTACATCACATAATCTTCTGCTCTTTGCTCCGCATTATCAAGATCATTGTAATATACATGAGATGTTTTTTCACCAACAAGATAAAATTCAACCATAAACGTGTGCTCATCCGTCTGTATAACACGAGCCAAACGTTCGTTGTCGTCACTATAATACTCTGATATCGATATCATTTAATTATACCCCTTTTCCGCAATAGAGTCAACAGTATAATCGTGATCTACGTCGTGTATAAACGCGCTTATGTATTGTTGAGCTTCCAAAATATCGTTGTATGGTACTCCAGCATATTCGATCATTAAATCCCCAATGTCCATGCGCTTTAGCTGTTGATATGTCCAATCCTTACACATATCCATTGAATACCAAAGACAAAGGATCTGATCCTCCTTTAAAGGACCAGAACTTGTTGACCAATACGTATACCATTTAGAATCTGACCAGCGAGAGTAACTCATAATATTATATAGATTACATTGCTATGTAATTATAGAAGGGCCTCTGCTATTTTCAGCGCATCTTCTTCCGTTTTTGCAATTGCAATGTCGATCAGTTTAATGCCTTCTATGTATGAAATTATGTATAGCGGATCAGTAGAATGAGCATATGCTACGATCAAGCATTGCTTACCATTAGGATTGCCTATGTGTTTAATTATATCAACCACGTCTGTGCTCAAAATGATTAAGGTCTTCTTCGTGGGGACCAAGGTTCCAGCTCATACTACAACGAGGCCCAGTTATCTTAGCGCAATGCTCGAATCGAGGGGGAATATAGAGCATATCTCCTGGCTTAAGAGTATATTCTCCGTCCTCTACCCACCAATCCGTCTCTCCTTGATATTGGTGAATCCAAACGTGAAGCGGGTCTCTATGTTCCGGAAATGTAGATGATATTCTACCAAAGCTAAGATACATGCTTGCTTTCGGCATTAGAGTTGGATCGATTGTGTGTAATAAAGTGAGAGCTTCTCTTACATCTGGATGCATTGATACGCCATGTAGTGCCCATCCATTATTTCCAAGATCATTTATAACAACATCGCCAATCCGAGGATGGCCAAGCTCTGTAATTCTTTTACTAAAAAATTGTGTACAGTCGTATTCATTAATAATACGATCCCAAGACCAAACGGGTCCTAGGTCGTGTTGTATAAGACAAGACTTCTTACCCCATACCTCTTTTTGTTTTTCAATGTCAAGCTTCATTACATCGATTTAGCTATTTGAATTCCAGAACCAAACATGCGATTGTAATTATTTAACATATCTACATTTGGATCAAAGTCTACCATAACAAATGCGCGATAAAAAGAAAACGTTTTATCATCTGAGTATGGCAGGAATGGCATCAACCCCAAACCAACCTGACCTGATTGGCCACCAGGCATCATGACAATAGATGCCACATCTTTCAATTGAATAAAGTCACTATGACGTTCAACTAACTTACCTACTACTTCTTCACCTGAAGATAACTTCAGACATACAATTTTATCCATAACCAACCCTTATTGTCAATACCACCCATTATGCATAAACCTATTTTTAGCTTGCATTTTACGAGTTTCCACTATTACGTCAAATAAGACAACGAAAAAATTCTTTATATGTTTCATATCATTCCTCTACGAACAAGAATATTCATACGATGTTCTAAATCATAATGATCCGTTGCATCAGAAAGGAACTGCTCGATTTCTTTTACGTAGTGGGGAGCAAATGTTTGTTTTATCCATTCCCAAAAGTTTGTTTGTTTGTGCATGTTTATACCCATATTGGATTTTAAGAAAAAGAAAGCCAAGAGTGTTACCTCTCGGCCATATTGCATTACTCTGTTAAGAATTCTTCTTTTTTAGAACGCTTTGTTTCTGTGAGTAATTGTTTCTCGCTTTTAGATTTAACTGCAATCTTTTTTGGCAACTTATGCTCAGGAATTAAACGCTCGAGAGCAATTCTTAGCATACCATTAAAGATTTCAGCATCTTTCACTTCAATCTCATCATTAAGAGCGAACGTGCGTGTAAAGGCACGGTTTGCAATACCTTTGAACAGGAAGTTATCCTCTTCTGATTCGGAGTTAATATTACCACGAACTACCAACTTACCATCATTCATTTCAATATCAATATCTTGTTGGCCAAAGCCAGCTACAGCAATTTCAATAGTATAATGGTTATCACTTATTCTCTTGATATTGTATGGTGGATAGTTAGGAATGTTCTTTGTTAGATCGTCATGCAGCTTTTGCATTTGATTAAATTGCTCATCAAATCCAATAAAAAAACGATCGAAGTCCTTACCAAAGAATGGTGTCAATGTCATATTAGCCTCCTAATTACTTTGCAGTTGCAAATAATTTAGAAGCATCAAACGTCTTCATTTGCTGTTGTGTATAACCAGCAATATCGGAAGTAGTAGCAACTACTTGTTTTGTGAAGGTTGTCTGTGCATCAATAAAAGACTGTAGGGTTTTTGCAACCTTAGTGTCTGGAACAAATGTTTTTACAAATGTGGTTTTTGCACCTTGAACGGTGTCGATAAAAGAATTGACGTATTCTGTCATTTTGTGTTTCTCCTTAGTTAAGCGAGTTAATATTAAAAAACTACCCCGAAGGCGTAGTGGGTCCTGCTTACTGTATGCAGGGGCACCATATCGTTGTGCCAGCTAAATTTATTTATACGTCCCATCCCGAGGGTATGAATATTTATAATACTATTTTTGTTAATTATTCCATTGGAACATAGTCTGATTTAGAAACTCCACAATCAGGACAATTAGCTTCGTCTGGCAGACTCAACCAATCTTCTTCCGATAGTTGGTGGCCACATACAATACAAACATAGATTTTACCTGACATTATTCAATCTCCTGCAATATTTTTTGATAAGCATTTGCATGACGCTCTTCAACTTTTGCAAGCGCTGCAAAACGTTTTTCTGCTAATGCCAGTACTTTTTTGAATTGTTCAGCATGATCTTTCGATTCAGCAATTTGTTCTACGAACTCGTTTCTTGCTAAAGGATTCTGCTCAAGCTCCGCTTCTGTTTTGAATTTAGGATACATGGTAGTAAATTCATACGTCTCACCTTCGATTGCAAGCTCCAAACACTTACGTGTATTTGGCTTACCAATCAGCAATTCTAAGTGACCCCATGCATGGAGGATCTCCTGATCAGCAGTGTGATCGAAATGCTTAGCAACTTCCTCAAACCCCTCTTCGCGGGCAAGTTTAGCAAAGTACCTATACTTAATATGAGCCATCGACTCCCCAGCCAACGCACTCTCAAGATTTTTTAATGTTGAAGACATGTTTTCCTTTCATTAATAAAACATACTATATTATCTATGATAGAAAATATTAATTACAACTAGTTTTTTGATGAAATTAATTAATAACGACGATTGATAAAATCGTTACATCGTAGGACCGTTGCCATTCCTAAAACCAATCTGACCGCCTTCAGCTTTGATCCGCAAAATGACATCTTCAAACAAAATCGGGGCAAAGTCTGGCGTTTGTTCAACACATACGCAATGGTAAC